ATCTTTAGTTTTATTTTTACTATCTCCTTTTTCTTGACTCCTGTCACGATAAAAATCCATTCCCATCAAACTGAGAATAGCATCCATAGTAGCAAATGGATTCAATAATACCGTTAGAGCAGCTAAACCAGTGACCAGTTTACCTAATCCTTGTAATTTGTCTCCAAAAGTTTTTCCATTTATTAATTTATCAAAAGGTTTAGCTATACCATCAACAACTAATCTTTTTCCAAACTTTGCAAATGTTGTAAAGACATATTTTAAATTGTCTACAAAGTCTTTTCTTTTTTTCTGTGCAACAGGGTCATTAAACCAGTTTTCTATATTTTTTAGTTCTGTTAACACAAACAGTTTCGCCAAGAAACCAACTATAGATGCTAATACCCTCTGAAAACCACCTAAAAGTGAATCTACTAACTTACTGCCGAATTTACCTTTAGTACTATTTGCCTCTTTTGCCTTTTTAGAGAGATCCTTACCATTAAGTAAGTTTTGATTTTCTATTTCCTCTTCTCTTGCTAAATCTCTTTCTCTTTTTGCTCTCTTACGCTCTGCAATTTCTACAAGTTTCTCATTCTTCAAACTTGCTTTGTATATCTTTTCAAGATTATTAACAGTTTTGGCAAGTCCAGATACAGAAGTACCTAATCTATTAGTTGCTAAAAGTGTTGTACGAGCTCCTTCATTCTGGGCAGAAGGGGATATCCCACTGCTACCAGGATTAATGAACTTATACATTTGAATTTTAGCCACCAGATTTTGCCTGTTGATCCTTCATACGCTGTTCCTCTTCTTGCAGGAATTGTACTAATAAATTCATGTAGATTTCCTTCTCCCAAGGCATCAAATTTTCAATATGATCAATTTGCCACTTATGATGATGTATCAGGGCAAAATTGGTCTCATAATAATTTTGTAAATTAGCATGAAGAAGGGCTATGCGAAAAAAGCCGCTAAACCCTCAAGTTTTACTTCACTCTCAACTTTTGTGTTAGGATTTGTGACCGTAACACTATGAGATAATTTGGGCATAGTTTCAAAGAAATCTTGCACTTTTTTAAATTGGTCAGAAGTCATTTGATCAAGAAACGCTGTAAGTTCTTCTTTTGGAAGATCTTTACACTCATAAACCTGTTCTGTATCTGCAATAGATGATATGCAACTGGCTGCCATTTTAAAGACTTGATCAACTCCACCTTCTTCAGGTGCGAAATTCATTTCAACAAAAACATCCAAACTTGGATATTTCATGGTAAGAACGACTTCATCAGAAACTTTAATTTCCTTTTTATGACCTTTTGTCTTTATGACTTTAATTTGATCTAAAGGAATAGATACGTTTACTTGAGTTTCACCGTCATCTGGGCATGTTACTGATACGTCTACAGATTCACCAACAGATTTTGTTCTAATCTGTAAGAAAACGTATTCGATATCAAATGTTGATAATTTATCAACTTCTTTAATATCAGTGCATGCCTTGATAATATTCTTAATAGCAGTAATTAATTCTGCTTGTTCACCTGTCTCAGTCGCAATTAATAGTATTTTCTCTTCTTTTACAAGAAAAGGTCTAAAATTCACTACTCTGCTGTCAGATGGAAGTTTTAATTTAAACTTCGGAGTGTTTAATATGGGAAGTGCCATAATATGATATTTTCAGTTGTAATTATTTAGTCCAAAACCCTAAGGGGTCATTTTTTAGGGTGAATTTTTTTCGGGGTTATTTGGGAATAAAAGTCCAAATTATATATGAGACTTACCAATAACCATCCTGATTAATAGGTCCCATCGCATTACCAAACCCATTTGCATCTCCTGTTGATACGTGAGCACCGTGTTGATTGAGTTGTATATTGTTTCTTAAAGCAGGATCTTTAACAATAAATTCACTGTTATTTCCATGTGAATACTGAGGTCTGGTATAGAATCTATATCTTTCAAAGTTAAATGATATAGTCATTGACATAACTCTTGCTTCATTATTATTCAGTTGTACTGATCCAATATTGGTAGGGAATACGTTTCTTAACTCCCACATACCATGACAACTATAAAACTTTGCCTGATTTTTTACCTTGTCTAAAGCTTCTTTTGAAAGACCTGAATCCATCTTCAAGTAATTCAGTAAGTTATTACTACCTGTTGCACCACCAAACAGTGTGTTATTTTCTGCAAAATTATCAACCTTTATACCACCACCTCTCTCAAACTTATAGATTCTTACCGTTGGTGCACAATACATGTTATAAAAATGAACGTATTGATTAGCGTCATTATTCATTTTTGCAACCCATCTCTCAAATATTGCTCGTGTTCTTTGAGTTCTCGGTATCTTAAATGTCATATTGATCTGACTAAATGCATTACCAGTGGCATATTTGTATGCGGATCCTACATTTACTACCTGTGCAGTAGTTACCTGCTTACTTGGAAGGTTAACAGAGTCACAATAATAATCTAATAATATTCTATCATCTCCAGTCTCCAACTTGTCAAATAGCATTGGAGGGGATGAAAATGCAACAGTGTATATGTTTGTAAGAGAGAAGTCACCTTGTTCCTTCCTACTAAACGACATGAAGTCTTGATACTTACTTGTTGATGTTTCACCAGGAATTCCAGTTGCGGTAGCAAGTGTCGCCTGAAATAAATCTCCTAATGCAGCTACTATTCCTCCTAACATTATACTTTAAGCTCCTTTTCTGTAATAATCATGAACTCATATCCATTATCCTGACAAACTTCAGTAGCTGCCTTCCATTTTGCTTTATTAACAGCATATGTAACAACTTCATTGAAATATCTTTTAGTGATTTTCTTTTGAGTTTTGGGTTCTTTTGTCTGTTTCAATGGTTTTACCTCAACCATATATTTTTTACCTTTGATTTTAACGTAGAAATCTGGATAATAAGTATGTTTCTTACCATCTACAGGAGAAATGTAAGGAATTTTTATCTCTTCACTGCCCCATTCTTGTACAGAAGAGGTTTGTTCACACCAAAGCATGAACTTATATTCCCAAGATGAGCGATAAACTACGTTGGTTGGATCACCTTTGTATTTCTTAGGATTTCTGGGTTTGTATTTTCCCTGCTTAAACCTCATAAATACATATGACATAAGTATTATTATTTAGGCAGAAAGTTGAGCATTTACAGATATCCAGAAGCTCCACCCGCACAGGAGAATTATAACCTTGGTTTAGCAGACGCTGAAACAGGTGCGATTGACTATCTTATGATGCGTAGAGAAAGATTTGATTATGATGCGAACAATGTTCCTGCTTTTTATAATAGAGAGGTACCTGGTAATCAAGCTACAGTAGTACAGCATCCAGATAGATGTTATGTAGCAATACCACCAGGTATTCAGACATCATACGGTCCTTCATATAGAAGAGCTGATATTGGTGTTGCAGGTGTGACAGCAACAGGAATGTTAAATGGTAACGAAGGAGACTTCACAGCATTAGCAGGTACACTACAAGAAGCAGCAGGTGCTGCATTACCTGAGTTCTCTACCAATATGGTGTTACAAATGGTAAACGGATTCAATAACTTTGTAGGACTACAAGGTAATTTGGATCTTAATGCTATTGAAAACCTACAAAATGGTAGAATCTTTAACCCATATAGCGAACAAATATTTCAAGGAATGAGTTTTAGAACTCATAACTTTGCTTTTAAATTCTTTGCTCGTACTGCTACAGAGTCCAAAGCGATACAATCTATCATAGATTATGTTAAAATTGGTTCTCTACCAAGAGTTCGTTCAGGTAATATGGGTAAAGCATATACTAATAACCAAGATACATTCTCTATCGGTGGTAATGATAAGGTGGATGATGTAGAAAGAAAGGATGTACAAGGAAAAAATTACAGGAATTTATGGAATGATAACTTCTTTAAGAAATATAATGAGGGTTATGCAAGAAACAATAGATTTTTTGAGATACCTGATAGATTTCAATTAAGATTCTGTCGTTTCGGTGCAAACTCTGAGGGAGGAATGACTAACTT